CGCTTAATCCACTCCTGATAGAACCAGTGATGCGGGCTGCCGGGGTTACAAGAGAACCACAGCTTTGCACCGTCCACAGAACAACGTGCAAGCGCCTGTTCCACGAACGAGCGCGGCATCAATACTACCTCGTCCAGCAGAACGCCCGCCAGCGTGCGGCCTTGGATCAGCGTATAACTTGCCTCGTCCTTGCCGCCGAATACCTCAAAGTAGTTCGTCACGGCTCCACGCCGGACTTCCATCACCTTGTCGCCGCGCCGCCATCGAATGATATAGCGTTCCTTCGCAAGGCTCATCGCTGTGAACGGCACGATGATGTTCTTGGTGCAGCTATCCACCGTGCGACCACACACGCCGAAGCGCTGACCACTGAAATTCTCCATCGCCCAGCGGACAAATGCCCACATCATGATGGAGGTCTTGCCGGAACGCACGGCGCCGTCACAGATCAGCGCGTCATACTTGGAATAGGGAAAGGCGAGGATTTTCGCTTGCTTTGCGCTAATCATCGCTCTCAAGCTCCTTTGCCATTTCCTTTAGGCTCTGACTGAGCGCGTCTTCCCTTACCGTGTCGGCAGGACTGCCGCCAATCATCGCCCACTTGTCGATCAGCGTCCCCATTGCCGTGGTGATCTGGCTGAGATTTGCCGCCGCCAGCTTCTCGGGGTCGTTGAGCATTTCAAGCCCCTTGCCGATAAACGAACATACAAGGGCTTTGTGGTCGTTCATGTACTCCATCACATCGGCGGTGTTCTCTTCCTTTTTTTGCTCGCACTTTTCCACAATGTCGGCATTCGCCCGAACGAGGTTCTTAACGGTCGTTGCGGACACGCCGTTGATTTTCGCTGTGGCGCAATAGTTGTTCGTCTGCACATAGTCCGCCAGTATTTTCTTTTTCTGTCGGTCTGTCAGACGCGCAGCCATTGTCACCACCTCACCGCTTTTATTTGCTACCAGCCCCCGCCCCTTGGCCTTACATAGCAGACTTTACCCGCCCCGAAGGGCAACAACGCCGCCCACATTTGGCGTTATTCTTTCCATTGGCCGTCTTTCTCGCTTAGATTGTCACACGCTACCGACAACTACGCTCCGAAAAGTCGTAGCCCCTATTCCGTCAGGTCAAACCGGTCTTGACGCATCAAGACAAGCGCAGTTTTCAGCGAGCTTTGTCATTTCCATGTGAGCCATGACGACAACGGTCTCACATTGTCCGGGCGCTACCCGGCCACTGGCACAGACGGTGGGGCTCGGACCCACGACATACCGGCTCACGAAGTCCGGTGCTTTACCAACTGAGCTACGTCTGCGTATGTCCCCGCTGGGCCACATCGTTGAGAGGTGCGCGGGGTCCTGTGCCGCATGAGAGGTGCGACCTCTCGGCCCTGATCGTGGGCTGCATCGTGCGTGCGGCAAATCGCGGGGGGCGGTGTGAAAAGATGAAAAGCACCGCGCCCCGCTATGGCGCAGGAGGTAAACGCCATAAATAATAGAACCGCGAAGGCTTTTACACCTCTGCGATTCTATTATGTCATAAGCAAATGGCTTTTTAAGGCCAACTTTTAATCATCGAGCAGCCCGTAGTTCCGCGCGACGCACTTGATAAAATCCGTATGCCAGCGTCTCGCCGTCCGGTCGGAACAGTTAACCGCCATCGCTGCCCCTTCGAGCGTGTGCGTCTTGTCCCAGAACACAAGGCGGATAAATTTCAAGCGCTCTTCGCCGTCTTGCATGGATCCTGTTTCGCTCACCGCTTGGCTCACAGCGCAACTTTCTTTTAACGGCACGCCGCGCAACCCCCGTTCTCGATCTGGGTCGTAGCGGCGGATAATGGCTTTTACATAGCCCCACCAGCTGTAACGAGGTTTACTCATGGCGCACCATCTTTCTCTTCGCCCACGCCCACAGGTTTTTCCACGGATGGGCTTCTGCGTAATTGGCGCGCTGCTCGGCATTGCTCCATTTCTGGTGCATATAATCGCGTTCTTCTTCAACCTGCCGGCAGCCAACCGTCACTCTCGATACTTCTGCATTCGCCCGCCCAAGTGCTGCCTCGGCGTATCTTGCCTTCCCGCGCAGAATATCATTGTCCGCTTTCAGATTCGCGATCACGTTCTCTCGGGTGATGGCCTCGCCGTTCATCCGGTCGATTTGCTCGGTCAGGGCGGCGATCTCTCCACGCAGCTTTTCATTTTCCTCGGCCAGTTTTACGCCGTCCTTAAAATGTGCCGCCGCCTCGGCTTCTGCCGCCTCCTGCTTTTCCGCCGCTTCCTCCACCATCTTCGCCATCTGGTCTTTGGTGTACTTCTTTACGTTGATGCTCATAATTTGGCTCCTTTCATTCGTAGCTGTTCCTCTTTCCCGCGGTCGCTCACGATGCTCACGACCTTACAGTCTCCATATCGCTCAATATCCATGGCGATACGCTCCTTGATGCCCTGCGCGTCAGCGGCGGGAACGTTGGCTTTAATCGTGATCGTCAGCATATACGTTACCTTTCACGTGCTCTTTCCACCACAGATATTCTTTGCGCTCTCGTCGATATTCAAAAATCAGACTTTCCGCCTTGCAGATATCGCGGAATCTGTTGCTTGCTGCAATCCATGCAGTCTCAACCAGCCACCATAAAAAGCATAACGCTGCAAGAATCGCTGCAATGCCGCCAATCGCTATAAAGAACATTCCAACGCCTTCAACAAAAGATTCCATTCGTTACACCTCCTTCGGCTCGCCATCGCTGCAAAAACCGTCCGCCCATACTCCATCAGAACGGTTCATACACCATAAGACGCCTTCGGCATATCCACTTTCCAGTCTGTCTTTCCGATTCAGCTCCCGATGGTTTCGGCAGTCCTTGCACCGAGTAACGACCACAGCATCGACGGTGGGAGCAGCGGCCACGATGGGCAAAGCAATTTCGTCCCTATCTGCGTTGTCGTACCACGGCTCGTCATCAAGCTTTTCCCATAGCACGTCGCCATCAATCAGCCGCATCGCCGCCACATAGCACCAGCTCTGAGGCGGGCGCTTGATCTGTAATCTCTCGTTTCCGCAAGTGCCGTTGTTTTCCCTGTGCATTGCGCAGCTTTCACAATACCAACTATTCGGGCACGCTCGGCGGAACTCGCTCAGCTCTCGCGGCGCGTCGTATATTTTCAGGTCGACGATATGCCAGCCGTAGCCGGTTTTCCCGTTGCCGATGTAGCCAGCAAGCTCCTCGTATGTAAGGCAAGATCGCTCCATATGCTCGAAACACCAGTTCTGAATGCTACCATTGTCGAAAACATTGATGGGAAATATCCGGTCACAAGTAAACTCCCCGACGACCTTGCCGCCGCCGTAAAACTGTGGCCTTGGATAGTCTGTCGCAATGAAGTCCTCGTGCGGATATTTTGGCAGCGTGCAGTAGATATAGCACTTAAACGGCGTGTTCATCTTTGGCCGCGTCTTGCGCACCTCAATGGTCTTTTCGCCGCTGGCAATCTTTTCCACCCATTTTGGGCGGATACTCAGAATAACAGCCTTACTCATTTCTTCATCGCCTCCAATGCTTTCTTCGCCTCCTCGCGGGTGAGAAATACGGTCTTGCCGATGTCAGCACCATCATTACGCAGACGATACGCGCAGAACCCGTCCGGCTTTCGATTGCACGTTGACATACACAGATTATCCTCATCCGTGCAAACAGCTCTAATGTCCGGGGTTTCAAGCTCCATTTCTCGCGGCACATTGTCACGGCCAGTTACCCATAGCGTGCCGCCCATCTTGCACGGCAGCACCACCACGCGCCCGTCCTTGTCGGCCTCGGCCAGCTCCTCCAACCGGTCAAGATCGCAGTCTCGGCACAGACGGCGAAGCTGCTCTGCGGCTTCGTGATCCATGCCGATTTCCTCCGGCGTCAGCTTCGTGTCCTCGTATTCCGCCAACCGGTCTAACAAACGATTGCGGCAATACAGCGCGGTGCAATCAGCCATCGGCTTACCATGCTTACCTGTCCAATCCGCTTCACACTTCTGGCAGTCCATCATTGCCTGTCCATCGTTGTCGCGCTTCGTCAGTCGTTCCATCACTCCACCTCCTGCATCTTACTAATCACTTTTCGGATCACATCGCCACCGTAAGCGTCTTTTGTCAACTCCAAAAACTCCGTCAGCGTCATCATGCCGTGCTCAAGGTCAACACCGTGATCGCGGGCAAACTGCTTTCGCCCCATGTCGCACGAGCCAGTCAGGCGGTGATGCCAGTCATAAAAATACTGTGTCGGATATGCTTTCTCGCGGTCTGTTTCGCGCAGAAACGTGTCAATGCGTTCATCTTCCGGCATATCCTCGAAAAGCTTGTCTCGCAGTGCCTCCATTGCTTCGCGCAGCGTTTCCCCGTGTGCAAAAACATTGTCTTGCTTGACGATGTAGCACGGCGTGAGCGTCAAATCACCGTTCAGGATTGCCCCGTGCGCGGTGTTGCCGCGCACGGAACGAATCAGCGTATTGACACCGTCGATTTTATAGACAGCTTCCCCATTGAAGTTTTTAATGCCGTAGCCGTCGCCGGAGCCGTAGCCGTAGCCGGAGCCGTCGCCGGAGCCGTCGCCGGAGCCGTAGCCGTAGCCGGATCCGTCGCCGGAGCCGTCGCCGGAGCCGTCGCCGGAGCCGGAGCCGGAGCCGGAGCCGTAGCCGGAGCCGGAGGTTACTGACAGGAATGCCTTGACCTTATCATCAAGCGTCATCTCTTCCACTCCTTTACGCCGCGAAGCGATACCGATGCATCATCCGTGCACGGGATGATCTGGATTGCTCCCATCACGGTCATTTCTGTGACCGTCACGGTAAAACGGCAGTTGCCCGGTGCTTTTGTGCCGTCCTGCGCCAGCTGTTCCACAGCGAATGCACCTTCCCAGCTCCACAGTTTACGCACCTCGGTCATGGTGACCTCGGAGCCGTTGCGCTCCTTGATCTTGCCGAAAAACACGCCTGCGCGGTCGCAGCGAACGATGTAGTCCTGATTGTTGTTCATGATGAAATTCCTCCTGATTTTTGTTAAAATTTAAAGCTCTCTCTGAGCTTCTTCCCGTTGAAATCGGCCTCCGCCGTAAAGTAGCGGTACGCCTCGTTGATGTAGACGACGCGCCCGTGCGCAGTCGTCTCTTTCGTGGTCACGCTCAGGATGCCGTTGCTGCCCTCAAATGCGGCAGGCTTCCAGCTAAATGGTTCGCCAATGTACATGCTCAATACCTCACTCCGATAAAATCCAGCACTCGACCATAGCCGAGGCCCTTTTCGTTTGGCTTCCACATCCCGTCCGCGGGGTCAAACTCTCCGCCGCCGATGCAAAAGTCGTAGTGCTTTGGGTGCGTGCGCTTCATGCGCTCGAAGCGGGTCTCTCCCTTTTCAAGATGAGCGCCGAACGCACAGAACATGCACCCCGTGCGTTGGCAGCCCGTGCAGTGCAGCGGCTTTTCGATGAGCGTCGACGGATAATCATTCTCGCCGTCGCTCGCCACGATGTCGCCGTATACGCTGCAATACGGGATGTTTTCGTCTTTCAGGAACGCAAGCACGTCCTGATCTGTCCAGAAGCTCATAGGCTTGCTCATGGGGCGCTTTCCATCGAAGGCGTTGCAGCCCGTGCGCTTCCACTCTTTTTCGCGCTGCTGGCTCTCGCTCGCCATCATCGCGGTAAACGGCACACATCCGCTCGTAGCTTCGTATCGCTTGGCGGGTGCTTTTTTCATCACGTCGCAGCACTGCTCGCTAATATGGAACGGCGCATCCTTGAGATAATGCCACTTGTCCGCCAGTTTCATCGTCGAGCAGTACACGCCCTGCCGGTTGTAGCCGGTCAGATACAGATTGACCGTTGCATCGTTTTGCCCGTGCGCGTTTTGCAGATCGCGGATAAAACGCGCCTGCTTTTTGCCGATGACGGGATAGCCGTACCTTGTCAACACCTGCCGGATGTTGAGCTTCGGTCGTAGACGGTGAAGGTTGACGGCCACGCGGGGGAACTCCCTCCGCAGCCAGTCGGCGTACTCATTGACGAACTTCTGTATCTCCGGGTACTCCAGCCCAGTGTTCACGAACACCAGATTCAGCTCCCACGGCGGCGCCCTGAAACTCGACAGGTAACGCGCCGCCAAGTATGCCAGCACCGTGCTATCCTTTCCGCCTGAAAATGACACATAGCACTTTCCGTTCCACGCGGTGTACCATTGATCGATCTTCTCATAGCTCAATATTTCCTTGTCCTGCAAATCAAGGGCTAAAAGCTGTTTCGCCGCCTCCTTCGGAATCGGCTGATTGCTATACCCTTCCATGGTGTCCCTCGCATTCCCTAATGTCTCCTCCCCATTGCTCCGCCATAGCTTTGGCGATGCCGGCGAAGGTTTTGCTTCGGGCTTTTGCCCGTTCCGCCTTACTTCCGCCGCAATCCATTTCCCAGCAGGAGTAGCGGACAGTTCCGTTTCTTAGAACCATCTTTCGTCCCTTAACCGGTTCTACGATGTTTGTTGGCTTCAAGGGAAGTACGCCTCTTTCCCAAAGACAGGTTTTCTTGGTTACGGCGTGTCCAAACTGGAAAGGCTGAACAATTTGAGAATACTCAGGTAGACAGAAAATCTTTGACGGAACTGGATTTTCAATGACCACCCTCGGAATATCCGCATCCCAGAAACGCATAAACAAATCTCGTGCTAAGATACCTTTTTGCACTCGATCAGGCTGCAACTGGCCACCTTTCCAAATGTGTCTTGCCCCGGCGTTTGTCAGGTATGTGCACGGCGGGTGCGCAATCAGCAAATCCCAGTTGCCGACATCATGCACCTGCCCGTCCATTGTGGTCACTTGACCCCCCTCGATGGTCTTAAGCGCATCGCCAAGGATATGCCACTCAGGATGCCCGCCGGACGGGTCCTGAATGTCGCAGGAATATGCCTCATGCCCCAATGCGCGGAACGCCTTACATACTTCCTGCGATTCCTCGCAGGCAACTAAAACCTTCATCGTCTCCCCTCGCATTCCCCGAACAGCTCCCGAAACGTCATTCCAGTCAAATCCTCCAGCGCGAGCAGCAGCCGCACCGTTGTATCGCGGTCGCCGCGCACCCACGCCGACACCGTAAACTGCGACGTACCGAGGGATTGTGCAAGTTCTGTTTGGTTATAGTTCGTCTTTTCCAGCGCCTCCTTGAGCACTGGATAAGCGCAGAACTCAAACGGCGTTTTCGGTCTCACGATTTTGCTCATGTGTGTACCTCCCCGAAAGCCTCTTCAAATGTCAGCCCCGTCGCAGCAAGGATTGCCTTGATAACGCCGATGCTGAATTCGTTCTTCCCCGTTGTCCATCGCCACACGCAGAGCGGGGAGACGCCGATCTTCTTGCTCAACTCCGGCGGTGTCATGCCCGATGACTGCAAGGCTTTCTTGAGCTGCGGATATACGACCGTCTTAAACGGCACGTGGTTCGTGTTCTCACTCATTTTCCTGCACCTCTCCGAGCAGCGTCCCGACGGTCACGCCCAGTGCTTCGGCAATGTACTGATACGTCGGCATGTAGCTGATGCATCGTCCCTCTCTGAGGTTTAAGATGCTACTGCGCGATAATCCCGCCTTTTCTGCAAGCCCCTTGACACTCATGCCCCGCAGCGCACTCCATTTCTTGATGTTCTCGCCGATCTCTTCCGGCGACAGCATGCCTTTTTTCGCCGGTGGGGATTCCGCCAGAATATCGCTCAACGTCAAGCCAACGCATTCGGCGTATCTATATAGCGTCGACACCTTCGGATAGCTCGCGCCCTTTTCGAATTTGGCAATGGTTGACTGTTCTGTGCCCATCATATCGGCCATCCGAAACTGGCTGATATTTCGCATTTTGCGAATATTTTTGAGCCGTTCGCCCAACTCTTTTTCTGTCAACATCTTTTCTTGCTCCCTCATTTCAGCCGTTGATAGCGCCGCGTCTTGAAATGGCGCGCGCTCAAGTAATCGTCTTTCTCCTGCGCTTCCCGCTGCTCTTCATCCCTCGCCGCGTTGTACTTGGCGATATCCACCTGATAGTGCGGGCACTCGCTGTGACAGCCCGGATGCCTCACAGGCGGCTTGCAGCTGTGGCAATGCTCAAATGCTGTCATCTCACACCTCGCGGATCGTAATGCCGTACTTCGCCAACATCTCGTTTTTCTTTCTTAGATACATTTGCGTCCGTTTCCCTTTGACGTCTTCAACCTCTTGTATCCAGTAAACTTGCCCATTGCAGTCAGGCTCGGTTGGCCGCTCATAGACAAAATCCGCAAAATATCGCTCTGACTTAACGTGCGCTCCATCCGACTGAATGTAAGGCTCTTGCAGCGTAAACGCTCGTTCTATCTGCAAATTGCGGATAAGCCCTCGTCTCTCCATCAAAGCCAACTCGTCATAACGCCTCGCCTCTTTGGCGCTCTTGAATTTATGCACTTTCCCGTTTGGCATGACGCGCGGGGTAAATTTACTCCTGTACTTACTGCGCTTTTCCCGCTTCTGCACCTCGCGCACGGCCATCTTTGCCATGACCTGGGCTTGAGCGTCCTTGCCAAGCTGCGAAATATCAATGCCCATTGCTTCCCTCCATTTCGGCAGCAGCCGCGTCCCACGTCATCCCGTGTTCCCTCGCATAACGCGAAACGCTCGGCATGAATGCTTCCTGCTCGGCAAGCTGCTCGATGTATGGCTTCATCCACATCACCGAGACATGGGGGGAAGCCGTTCCTCTGATCTTCGTCAACACTTGGCCGACCTTCGGCGGGAAGCCCTTTGTATCCTCGGCGATCAGCGCATTCACTGCGTCTTTCGCCGCAGCGGGGTCTTCGCCACCCAGCATGTCCATCCAGAGGGAAACCATCTCCTCGGCTTCTGCGCGGGTCATCTTGGCATAGGCCTGCGGGTAGGCCTGCTTTAATCGCCCCAAAATGCTAATTACGTCAGCTCTTTCCACGGTTCTTTTCCTCCTCAAGCATCTCGGCGAATACATCGCCGCCAGTAAAAGCCCCAGAGTTCCGACATCTCCCGGCGCTCTCGGGCAGCTCATCGTCCCACCGGCCTTGATTCAGCCATGTGGCGGGGTGTGGAATAAACTGCCCGTTGTTCTGCGCCCATTGGTCGCTGCACTTCTGCCGATCCACTGCGGTCACAAGTGTTTCGAGGGGGACTTTGACCCGCTCAAAAGCTCTCTTAGCAGACTGTTTCCCGATTTTTCGCGGGTAAACTGACCAGAAACGCTCGAATGCGTCCCCCGTAGAGGGGGATTTAGGGGGTATATCGTCTTCTGTCTTCTGTTCTATGTCTTCTGTCTTATGTCTTATGTTATTAGTAGGCTTACATTTGCTTGCATTTGCTTGCGTTTGCTTACATTTGCTTGCATTTGTTTTTGACACTCTGCCGCCAGCCGCTCCGTTTTGAGCCAGCGCACTGGATTTTTGAGCGTCACGGTCAACGACCGCCTTGAATACCGGAAATAAAAGGGCCTCTCTCCCGAGGGTATCAGGGATTTCCCCCGACCTGGCATATTCTAAAATCGCAACAAACAGACGGCCTTTTTCGTCATCTTCCAGCGCTGCTGTTTGCTCGATCCAGTCGTAATATGCCTTTACATAGCACCTTGTAGATGCAGCTCCCATACTGTCACCGCCTTAAAACGGCACCTCGGATTCATCCTCGATGACTTCCGTAAAGCCGCCTGCGGCGCTCTCTGGGGCGATCTGAGGCTCGGTGCCATCGGTGCGCTTACTGTCACCGAAATAGATGTTGTCGGCGATGATTTCCGCGTTGCGGCGCTTATTGCCTTCCTTGTCTATCCAGTCGCAGACGGTGAGTTTGCCCTCAACCGCGACCATGCGGCCTTTGCCGAGATACTGGCAGACAAACTCAGCCGACTGTCGCCACGCCACCACATCGAGGAAATAGGTTTTCTTTTCTCCGGTCGCTTTGCTCTTGAAATCGTCATCGACGGCAACGGTAAAACTCGTGACCGCCGTTCCGTCCTGCGTGCGGCGCAGTTCCAGATCGCGCGTAATGCGCCCCATGATGCAAATTCTGTTCAGCATGATTCTTCCTCCAAATAGTTCTTTTTGAATACCGCCATGAACGTTTCATGCCCATAAAGTTCTTCGAAACGCTTCTGACACTCGCGTTTCAGCCGCATATCCAGCTCGTGACCGTCTTTCCCGTGCACGCCGTAGTCAGCCATATTGTGCCAGTCGGCGCGTAGCCATACCCAGCAGCCCCAAATATCGGATAGTTGCCGACGGCCACCACCGTAAATGTGATGCCGTGCGAGGTTCGTCGAGAATCCAGAGATATAGCACTCCCGCTTGTCCTGCATGATGCTTTTAGTCATCTTCCCCATTCCTCCTTTAGTGCGTCAATCTGTTGTGGGGTCAAGGTCTCAATGTTCAGCTCCTTGCAGTCCTGCACGATGTTGTCGATCAGGCGTGACATTTGCTTCGTATCA